AAATAACAACATGGAATTTCTAAGAGCATTGTGGTCTTGGTTTGATGTCCGAGATGTCCTTGTTTTTGGCGGGATTGGAATGCTTGGATATGGTCTCTATCTGAAGTGGGGCTTATGGCTGGGCTTCATAGTGTGCGGGACTATCTTGTTTAGTATGGGCTTTGTGTGGCCTGCGTTTCTAAGTCTGACAGCAAAAAGGGATAAATAATGGGTCTTATGTCAGCACTTGAAAAGAGATCAGCTACAGGTGCATTAGCGGATTCCTGGTATCAACCGGGCGGCGCTTTTTACGGCGGTGGCGGAGGAATGAAAACAAAATCCGGCTCCCGCGTTTCTGAAATGAACGCGATGCAGCTTGCCGTTGTGTGGTGCTGTATCAAGGTTCTTTCAGAAGATACCGCCTCTTTACCCCTGCATTTATACCGGCGCAAAGGAAAAGGAAGAGACAAGGCTACAGACCAGCCGCTATATCGACTTCTCCATGACTCCCCCAACCCAGAAATGACAGCTATCTCTTTCCGCGAAACCTATATGTCGCACCTCTTGGCATGGGGGAATGCTTACGCTGAAAAGGAATACGGTAAGGGATTGATAGGAAAATCGCAAGTGGTAGCCCTTTGGCCGATCACGCCCAACCGGGTAAAGCCGAAACGGAATGAGCGGAAACAGATCGTTTATCATATCAGCATGGCCGGAACTGGTTTGCCTGATGTGGTGCTACCAAAAGAAAAGGTACTGCATACCCCCGGTCTCTCGATCAATGGCCTCACAGGATACTCCCCTATTGCAGCGGCGCGGGAAGCAATCGGATTAGGAAAATCTCTTGAAGAGTTCGGGGAAGATTACTTCGGGAATGGGATACATCCCGGCGCGGTTATTTCTCACCCTGGGAAATTCGACCCACAAACCGCCTCTAACATGGGGAAGGCTTACGCGGAAATGTATTCCGGTCTTGGAAAAGCGCATCGTATCATGTTTTTAACCGAGTCGATGAAGATTGAAAAGATGGGGATACCGAACAATGAAGCACAGTTTATAGAATCAAAGAATTATACCAACATCGAAATTGGTTCCCGGATATACCGGCTCCCCCCTCAGATGTACGGGGAATATGACAAAGCCTCCACTTATGCCAGCGCGGAACAATTCAATCTTGATTATGTCGTAAAGACGCTCCGCTCCTGGCTCGTGAGACTTGAGCAATCTTATAATATGTGGCTCCTCCCCCCCGAAATGCGGGGCGAATATTTCTTTGAGCATTTGATTGATGGTCTTTTGCGTGGAGACACGGCGGCACGATCCGCTTTTTATAGCTCTCTATTCCCGATTGGTGGGATTACCCCCAACCAGATATGCGAGCTTGAGAACTGGAACCCCATAGGCAAGGAAGGCGACAGGCGTTTTGTGCCTCTCAACATGGTTCCCCTTGATGAAGCAGGGAACAAGGCAGACGAAACACCTACCGCACAGCAGAACAGCCTCACTTACCGCTCACGCCTCGAGAGTGCCTACCTCCGGCTCTTCTCGGATGCAATAGGACGGATCACCCGGCAGGAGTCACAGCGGGTCAACTGGCTTCGCAAGAACGACGGGGACATTGACGAATTTTACAGGGACTTCCCGGAATACATAACAAAGCAGGTTAATCCGGTCTTTCTGAGCTTTTCCGAGGCCATTACTGGCATGGAATCAGAGCTAAATGGCCTGAAATATGACGATTTTAAGGGCGAAATAGAGCGGTTCACACGCCTTTTCTGCTCTAATTTTGCCGGTGATTACATATCTGAGTCCCAAAACACGGGGCTTGAAGGCGAAGAATGGACGGATCGTGACGTTCAAACGATAGCCGAGAAGCAAATCAAGGCGCTTGGAGATAGTTTTATATCCCATTTACATGCACTTTCAGGGGTGAAACAGTGAAAAAAGACTATGAAACTGCCGTTTCTCAGCGACACGAGACGCGGGAAGATAACAAAAATAAGGGCAAAAAGGACAAAGGCCATGAAAGAAAACAGGGAAAAAAGAAAAACCGGTGAGTTGAGAGCGGTCACCTCCGAAGATGGGAACCCCAGAAAGATAGTCGGGTATGCCTCCGTGTTTGATAAACCCTCCGAGGACATGGGGTTTATTGAGTACGTCCGCAAGGGCGCTTTCAAGAATGCCCTTCCCCGGTCGGACGCTCGCGCACTTTTCAATCACGACACCGATACCATCCCGCTCGGTAGGCAGAGCGCCGGAACCCTCATTCTCAAAGAAGACGACAACGGCCTGTATTATGAGATAACCCCCCCGGATACACAGGGCGCCAGGGATCTCATGACCTCCATTGACCGAGGCGATATCAAGGAATCGTCTTACGGGTTTACCGTTGCCGTGGATGAGTGGGATTACTCAGACAAGAACACGGTGAAGAGAACAATCATAGAAATTGAAGAGGTGTTTGACGTGTCCCCGGTTGTATATGCGGCTTTTAACGACACGTCAGTTGCACTCCGAAAGATGGAAGAGAATAAACCAGCCGCCCCGACGGACGGTGATATCGGCGAAGATGCCCCGATGGACATTGCGGCCATAGCAGAGGAAGACAGTTTATATCGTAAAATCAAAGGAATTAAGGAGGATACAGTCAATGAATAAATTTATGATCAGAATGAAAGCCGCCTTCGACAAGATGGAGGCTATCAGAGCCAAAGCCGAAACGGAAAAGAGGGTAATGACCGCTGAAGAAATTGAAGAGCGAGCAACTCTCAAGGCCGAGATCGAAGCGGCAGAAGGTGAAATGAAGTCGGTAGAAGCGGAGGATGAAATCAGAAGCCGCCTGTTTGGTGACAACACTGAAGGCGGCGCGATGACCATCGAAGGCGATCCGGTTATCACAATAGAGGACCAGCCGATTTATCGCGGTTCCGCTGCTTCTCAGTTGGGAGCGCAGTTGCTTGATGTTCGCGCCCTCTCCCTCTCTGGTGGGCAGATAAGCTCCAAAGAAGTTACTGAGGCGCGGTCAAGGCTGGAACGGACCGAAAAGCGTAACATTGAGAAACACGACGTGCAGAAAAACGCACGAGACGAAAACCGTGCAGCTGCAACCGGAGGCTTTACCGTTGCCGTTCCTTCTGATGGTGGGTATTTCCTCCAGGGAGAAACCGCTATCGACTTGATGACCAATGGTTTCAACAACTCCGTTGTTCTTCCCCGGTGCCAATCTCGTACACTGGGGGCTGGGACTCAGTTTGTTGAGATAGTTCAGCTCGACGAAACCAGCAGGGTAACCGGGTCACGCGGCGGTGGAGTGAGAGTTTACACCGATAAAGAGCTTGGAGAAATGACAGCATCAAAAACCAAGTTCCGTAAAATCAGGATCGAGCCGAAGAAACTGACCGGGCTTTATTATGCGTCCGGTGAGACGGTTCGCAACGTGACTTTCCTCGGCCAGGAAATGAGACAGCTTTTCGGAGAAGAGTTTGCCTTTAAGTGCCAGGATCTTGTTATTAATGGCAGCGGCGCAGGTGAGCCACTTGGAATCCTGAATGCTGATTGTTTGATCGCCGTAACAAAGGAAACCAATCAGGCGGCAGATACCATCGTTGCCGAAAACATCCTGAAAATGGAATCCCGCCTATGGCGTGAATCTCCCGGTGTTTGCTATCTCGTGAATAGGGAGTGCAAACCTCAATTATCGGCTCTGAGTATGGCGGTAGGTACGGGTGGGCAGCTTGTCCCCATGTACCAGCAGCAGTTCTACCAGGGCGTGATGCAGGCCACCCTTAACGGGTTCCCCTGTTTCACCATTGAACAGTCGGCGGCGCTTGGCGACAAGGGCGATATCTCTCTTGCCGATTTCGGGCAGTATATCACAGCTAATATGGGCGACATTAACGAGGCAATGAGTATTCATGTTGAGTTCATAAACGACCAGAATACTTATCGGTTTATCTATTACTTTGATGGACAGCCGAAACTCAAATCCGCGATCACGCCTTATAAAGGGACTGCCACTGTCGGTCCGTTCATTTCCGTGAACGCCAGAACATAAGAAAGGAGGATAAAAACAATGAGATTAGCAGAAGAAAAGAAAATTGTCCCGGTTCTCAATTACGGTGACATGGACACCGGGCTTGATGGCGACTCAATCAATATGAAGGGTTTCCACCGGGCAACGTTTATTGTCAATCTGCATGACATAGGGACCGCAAGCCCTGTTCTGTATCTGTATTCAGGGGCAGCAGACGGAGACAAGACCTCGGATCTGACCTTCCATTACGCATTCGGGGGCGCAGCGCAAGGCACGGCACTTTGTGATGTTTTGGCGGCTGACGCTACCAGCGCGGCTTTGACCCTGACGCATGGAGACTATGACGATTTTATGCTGATTGTCGAAATCAATGCCGAGGATATGGATGTTACCAACAGCGAAGAGTGGTTGACAATATCCTTTACCGATCCTGGCACCGCAACGGGGCATGTGACCGTAACCGCGATTCTGGAGCCTCGTTACACGGGTAACGTATCCGCAACGGCTCTCGCGTAACCATTAACCGGGCAACTGGTCCGATAACGGAGGGGCTTCGGTCTCTCCGTACAGAAACAGGAGGTTTATCATGCCAGTAACAAATGTGAAAACTAAATGGATTGACGGAAATCTTGTCTTTTACGATGTGTCAATGAACGAAATTGCAACGTGGGACGGGACTAATCGCAAATTCTCAATTCCATCCGGTTCAGAACTTGAGGTAGACGGTGTTACCGTAGACGAATCGACACTTGCTATGACCGGAGTCACGGCTTCGGCGGCAGAACTTAATGA